CACCACCTTCGGGATCCAGGAACCTGCCGCCCTCCGCCCTTCCAAGAGACGAAGGTTCGAGGAGTACACCCTGGAGGTGACCGTGGAGGTCATTGGCAAGGTGACCCCGCAGGCCAACGAGGCCAGGGCCATCGCCTTGGCCGCCGAGGTCGAGGACGCCGTGGCCGTGGACCCCACCGTCGGCGCCGTCACGAACCTACTCTTCGCCTACGTCACCGGCATGGAGATGAACACCACGGAGACAGTCTCCGGGCCCCGTACCGAGGTCATGATCGAGATTACCTGCAAGGGGAACCTACTATGAAACTGACTTACACCGGCGGCTCTGCTGCCATTGAGATCCGGCTTCCAGACCGTTGGCTCCACGTCACCCGTGGTGAAACTGTGGAGGTCACCGAAGACGAAGCCGACCGGCTCATCATCATGGAGGGGTGGCAACCTGCCCCCGTCCGCTCTAACAAGAAGGACACACCCTCATGAGTTCATTACTGGACGCCGCCATCCTTGTCGGCAAAGAGACCACCTACGGCACACCCGTCACCCTGGCCCGCTCCTACGAGGGTAAGGCCGACTCCTTCAAGCGTGCCCAGGAATACATTCACTCCACGGGGTTCCGTGCAGGGATGCAGGCCAAACGCTCTGACCGTGTCACCGCCATCAACATGGGCGGCGAAGGCACGCTGGAGTTCGACATTCTGACCGCCGGTCTGGGCCTACTCGGCCAGGGCATGTTGGGCTCGGTCACCGGCCCCGCCCAGGTGGCCGCCACCTCCGCCTACACTTCGACCTTCGCGACCACGGCCGAGGATCCCCGTGACTCGTTCACCGTCCAGGTCCAGCGCCCAGACATGGGCGGAGACCTTCGGAGTTTCACCCACCACGGCTCAACCATCACCGGATGGTCGATTACCCAGGACGTGGGTGGTCTCCTGGTCGCATCCTTGAACTTCGACTTCGAGGATGTGGACACCGCCACCGGCGCCGGGACCAACGCCTACCCCACGGCCGTGCCCTTCAACTGGACCCAGTCCGTCATCACCCTTGACGGTGACGCTTCGGACGTCATGGCCTTCTCGTTGGACGCCGACCTTGCGCTTACCACGGATCGGCGCTTCCTTCGGGGATCCGGTCTCAAGAAGCAACCGGTCCGCTCCGGTGTTCCCACCTTCACCGGCAACGTGGACATGGAGTTCAATGATCTGACGGAGTACGGCGACTTCGTCTCGGGGAAGATCATCCCCATCACGTTCACCGCCACCGGTGGTCTCATTGAGGCTGGCCATAACTTCTCGGTCACGATCACTCTGGCCGCTTGCCAGTACACCGGGACGAGCCCGGAGACGTCCCTCTCGGACGTTCCGAAGATCTCTCTTCCGTTCGAGGTGCTCCACAACGGCACCGATCCGGCAGTGAGCATCGCTTACAAGAGCACCGATACTGCCCTCTGATCCGAGGTCCACTATCCAAGGGGTTATTTCGCCCCTATGCCCTTCCTCCTGGCCCTGTACCGCATTTCGGGGCCAGGATGGGCTACCACCCCAGATCGCCCTTCGATGGCTTAGAATCGCAATGAGAGGCTCCTAAGATGGCCGACAAGTCCAACCCCATCCGGGTCACCGGGGCCAAGGAACTACGCCGGGCATTGAAGAACGCCGAGGGTGATCTCAAGCAAGAACTCAAGGCCGCCAACAAGGCCGCCGCCCAGTCCGTGGCCGATGCGGCCAAGTCTCGACACGTCCCCGTGAAGTCCGGCAACCTGGCCGCCGCCATATCGGCGCTCGGCTCGGCCACCAAGGGCACGGTCAAGGCGGGCAAGAAGTCCAAGGGCACCCAGAATTACGCAGGTGTCGTCCACTACGGCGACCCTAACCGTGGCCGGCCGCCCCAGCCCTTCCTCCACGAGGCCATGTCGGCCGAGTGGGACAACGTGTACGGCGCCTACGAGACCGCCTTGAAGAACATCACCGACAAGTTGTCGACTAAGTAACACCTACCCCAGGGGGTACACCATGAAGATGAACATTGAAGAGCTCACCGTTGGAGAGATGGTCCTGTTCGAGGACGTGGCCGGGATGTCCATGGGCGCCCTTGCCAAGAACACCGAGTCCATGAAGGTCATCCGGGCCCTAATCTTCATCCAGGCCCGCCGTGACAACCCAGAGATTACCCTCGCCGATGTGGACGCCATGACTATGTCAGACATCACCGAAGGTGACGACGAGCCCGAGGTGACGCCGGACCCTACCGGGCCGGACGCCTAGCAGGGCTCCGGACGAGAGTAGCCCTGGCCCGCCACTACCGGATCTCCATGGAGTACATCTTGACCTTGAAGGTGTGGCAGTTCAATGCCCTCGTGGAGGACATGAACGCCGAAGTCCAGGAATCAAACAGCCGCAACACCCGCACCGGTAGACCGGCGGGGTCCACCCCCGTCATCTCCTAGGAGCTAGTCAATGTCAAAGCCAATTAAGATTGAGATTACCGGAGACGCCACCAAGTTCGAGAAGACCCTAACGGGTAGTCAGAAGGCCTTGGACAAGTTCGGCAAGGCCGCCGCCATTGGTGTGGCCGCCCTCGGCACCGCCGGACTGGCCGTAGGTGCCGCCCTCTTCACCATCGGCTCCGACTTCGACGCAATGCGTCAAGATATCATCAAGGGCACCGGCGCAACCGGTGAGGCCCTGGACGCCCTCTTCGAGTCTTCCAAGGCCGTGATGTCCAACGTCCCAGACTCTGGCGCCATGGTGGCCACCACCCTGGCCGACGTCAACACCTTCTTCGGCTCCACCGGTGCCGAACTGGAAGGGCTCACCGAGTCGATGTTGGACTTCTCCAGGCTCACCGGCACCGATGTGGGCGCCAATGTTGAGGCCCTTGACGGCATCATGACATCCTTCGGGATGTCGGTCGAGGAGTCCGACGAACTCATGGGCGATCTCATCCGCACGAGCCAGGCCACCGGTGTGCCCATGGACGCACTCATCGACACCATCGACAAGTTCGGCCCTTCGTTTGAAGCCGCCGGTATGACCGCAGAGCAAGCCGCCATTATGGTGGGTGAGTTCGCAATGGCCGGTGTTGACGCCGAGGCCACCGGCAAGATCCTGGACAAGGTGCTCCTGGACGCCGCCGGTAACGGCATCTCCGCCGAGGAGGCCATGGCCAACCTGGACACCCAGTTGACCGCCATGACATCCACGGAGCGCCTGGCCGCCATGGAACAGATGGTAGGTGGCCGTAACGCTTCCGCCGCCCTCGCCGCCTGGGAGAATGGCGCCCTCTCCATGGACCAGATCAATGCTTCCGTCGCCGATGGCGCCGGGGTACTGGACGACCAGACCGCCGCCACCGCATCCTTCTCGGACAAGTGGAACGAGTTCAAGAACAAGGTGCTCGTGAAGCTGGAGCCTCTGGCCACCAAACTCTTCGACAAGCTCACCGAGGGTATGGAGTGGCTGGAGTCCGATGGGATCCCGGCCGTAGAAGGACTCGTGGAGACCTTCCGGAAGCTCGGAGACTGGGTCACCGCCAACAAGGACTACATCATTGCCGCCTTCGCCGCCCTTGGCGTTGTGTTGCTCGTTACCCTCGGCCCGGCCATGTTGGCCCTGGCCGTCTCCGCCGGCGCCGCCGCCGTCGCCATGGTCGTGGCCGCCGCCCCGTTCATCGCCTTGGCCGCCGTTGCCGTTGCCGTTGCCCTGGCCATCGTGTGGCTCTGGAAGAATTGGGACGATGTCTGGGCCAAGATCAAGGACCTCACCGGTAAGGTGGTTGGCTGGCTCGTGACCAAGGTCTCTGGAATGTGGGACAAGGTCAAGGGCTTCTTCTCCGGTGGCTTCACCGCCGTACGAGACAAGGTCTCCGAACTCTGGGACAAGGTCAAGGGCTTCTTCTCCGACGGCTTCAATGCCGTACGAGACAAGGTCGCCGAACTCTGGACCACCATCAAGAACGGGTTCACCACCGGGGTTGATACCATCGTGACCGCCGTAGGAGGGCTCCCAGGGAAACTCCTGGAGAAGCTCTCCACCTTCCTCTCCGCCGGTAAAGACCTCGGCTCCAACATCCTCCAAGGACTCAAGGACGGACTATCCAGCGCCGTCGGCTTCGCCGGGAACCTGGCCACCTCCGTGAAGAACGCACTCAAGGGGAAGATCAACTCCGGGGTCATTGACAAGATCAACTCCGCCCTGGAGTTCACCATCAATCTCCCCTTCGGGCAGAGCTTCACCCTCAACCCACCGGACATCCCCCGCCTCTTCAAGGGTGTGGACGGGTTCACCGGTGGTGTCGCCATGGTAGGTGAGCACGGCCGCGAGCTCGTGAGCCTCCCCGGGGGCGCCAACGTCCTCACCAATAGGAACACCGAGCAGGTCATGGCCGGGGGCAACCCCAGCCAGACCTTCAACATCAATGTTAAGACCGACGCCGACCCCCACGACATCGCTCGTGAGTTGGCTTGGGCTATGAGAAAGGGCTGATCCATGGCCGCTGGAGACCTAATCACTCAAGACTGGGAAGCAGAGTTTCGTGGGCTTCTCATGGGCCCCGACACGGCCTACGAGATCCAAGGCATAGA